ATCATAAACAGATGTTTTTGACCTTTTTTAGCCATTTTGCTCGAAAACCTTTGTCCAGAACCAAAATTATACTATCTTTGCAGTCCGAAAAACAGGGTACTTTGGCCGAGTGGCTAGGCACCGGTCTGCAAAACCGATCACGGCGGTTCGAATCCGCCAAGTACCTCAAATCCCCCAAAAGCTCACAGTCTAATAGATTGTGAGTTTTTGCATTTTAGGTATAATTCAATAAGTTACGACGACTTTGCAATAGGAAAATTAATTGAACAAAACAACAAATTGTAGACCGTTCTACACATATGTATACCGCTATGATAACCATTAAGCAATATTTGCGCTGTGACAATAAAGAAAAGAAATCCGGCTATGTATGGATCTCTTTTTATGTGAATCGGGAAAAGGTGAATTTCACAACTAAAATTGCCTGTGAAGTAAAACATTGGAATGAAAAAACGAGGAAAATAAACATTGCAGATCCGGATGCGTCCGACAAAAATCTAATTATTGCCAAAATTGTGTCCAGGATAAACGACGTGATCGTAAAATACAGGCTTCGGAATAAGGTGCTGACTCGCGTTGGTTTTATGCGATCATACAACCGTCCGGACGATTTTGAAAGCTTTTATTCTTTTTGTACCGATTATCAGAAAAAGATTATTGGATATACAGAATTGGTGACAATAAATCAGCATACTAATGCAATTAACAAACTAAAGGCATTTAAACCTGACCTACACTTCGACGATTTCGATTTGGAATTACTGACTACTTTTTATCATAAAGTATTACGAAAAAAACTGTGTGAAAATACAGCATTCAAAATAATGACACACATACGTAAGTATGTAAATGCAGCTGTCAAAGCGGGATATATGGACGAAAATCCGTTCAAAGATTTTCATATTAAGCGGACAAAAGCTAATTACACTTATTTGGAAGAAGAGGAACTTAAAACATTGCTTGCATTATATCGTTCGGGAGAACTCGAAAAACAATACTACAAAACACTGCAATTCTTTCTTTATATGTGCTTCAGTTCTCAGCATGTTGGTGATGCGCTGCCAATGAAGCTGGAGCAATTTACCGAAACCACATTTTCGTATTTTCGCATGAAACTCCGTAATAGTAAGCCGGAACTGGTAACGGTTCCTATTTCAGCATCTTTGCGTGATTTGATTAAAACCATTGCCGGATTTCGCAAACATGGAACTTTGTTTGAAAACCTGCCGGCAGAACAAACAATGAATCGTTACCTGAAAACTATTTGTGAGCGGGACGATGTGAAGATTACTAAGAAAGTAACTCACAAAACCGGACGGCATACATTTGCTACTTTTTACCTGGACAAAACGAACGATCTTAATTCGCTTCGTGATATACTTGGACATTCTGATATTCGCGAAACACTTATTTACGCACATGTATTGGAACGAAGCAAGCAAAAAAGCATTGATTGTTTTGATGTATTCAATGCTCCGGGATAAAACACAAAAAACAGCCGTACAATTAAACTTTTGTACGGCGTTTCTATTACTATTTTAGACTTCCTTTTTTTAAACTCTTATCTCTCAGAAGTACCTGTTTATCGAAATCCGATAATAACATAAATGCTTTCACTCCATTGTCAATCAAATACTGGAGCAATTCTGAATTCTTCTGGATAATCGCCAAAGCAGCCAATGTCAACGTATCATTTCCGGAGCCGGATCCTCCTGCAGAATTTCCTCCTGCTGTAGAACTATTATTGATTGCATCATAGCTACCACCGGCACGTTGTGGCACTTGTAACCGTTTAATTTCAGACAATAACCAGGGCGCATTCATCCGTATATTTCGCAGAGTTGGATTATCAATGATAGCCTCATCACCTTGCTCAGCCATAAGTGTAGGACCCGAAACAATCCCTGTCCTGGCAACACCCCGGTAGGGGACATTCCGGTAAACCTTGCCATCGTTGGCACCAATTACATCCCATCGACCGTCAGCTGCTTGGTTTACTACCCGTGCGCCGGTAGAAGAATTTCCGGAACCTGAAGCAGAACTACTGCTTGTAGTATCTAAAGTCGTAGCCTGTATCGCTGCATTCTGTTTTATCAACGAACCAATCTGAAACAGAGAAGTGGCAGCTGATAAGGCAGTGAGAATACCTGCCAGTATTGGATTAGCAGCATGCACCGCCCAAATGTTAGCTATTGCCAGGGCACCAGCTGCAATTGCCTGAGCTATCTGAATAGCCATAGTGGCGCTGGCCTGTTTTTTCTTCAGATCAAGTTCTTTCTGGGCAAACTCCTGTTCTATTTTTTGGCGTTGCTCAGCATTATTACCGGCGGCAGTTAGTTGTTTCTGTTTCTCAGCTTCCAGACCGTCAGTTTCCATTTGCTGATAAGCACTGATAGCCTCAGCAACCGCACCGGCAAACTCAACAGCCTGTCGTGCATACTTTTCTGCGGTTGTCCCCTGAAGTTCTAACTTCTTTTCATTGTATTCTTTTTCGGTAAGCCATTCCTTATCCCTGGCTTCTTTTAAGTCTTTGAGATCTTTCTTGTATTTTTTAAGGAGATTGGTTGTTTCATCTAATCCGAATTTATCGCGGAAAGCCTTCTTTTTGTCCTGAAATGACTTTTCATCAGCAAGTTTTTTATCAGCAATCGCTTTTACCGATAAAGCCAGTTTTTCTTCAGCAGTAACAATGGCAGCTGCAGCAGCTTCAACATTCGTTTTTTTTGCTTCCTCAGTTTCAAACGAAAGGGTACCTATTTGTTGCGCATAAATCTTTGCATCAGCAACCCGCCTTTCGTTGGCCGTAACTTCCAAAGCCAATAGATCAGCCTCGTATTTTTCTTTGGTAGTAAAATTATCGAGCAGTTTTGTTTTCTCCAGTTTTTCAAAACTATCAGTTGATTTTGCATTTGCCTTATAGGTATCCTGGGCAACTTTGAGTAAAGCAGCATTCCCATCTATCTTTCGTTTAATGGCAATATCCTGTATCTGATTCTCAAGATCAAGATAGTCCTTACTGTCTTTCTTATAAAAACCTTGTTTTAATTTTAAATACTTTACCTGCAAATCAAGTAATTCCGTATTATATTGCTCCTCGTTTTTGAGTCCATCTATCTTTGCCTGCTTCAAAATACTTTGTTCTTTTAGCATTTGAGCCTCAAGCGCTTCCAATGCAGCTTTCAACCTGGCTTCACGGGCTGCTTTTGCTTTTTTCTTTTCCTCATCAGTTAATGCACCGGTACCACCTGAACCACCACCTGCAGCAGAAGGATCACCATTTACCGGAGAACCATCGGAGTTCTTTGGTTTTGCTTTAACAGGAACTTTTTCGGCATCTTTCATGCGTTTATTATAGGCATCGGTATAAGCCTTGCCAACTTCATCACCCCAACCGGTAAAAGCATTTTTAAGGGACTCAATCCCTTTTTTCATTTGTTTCGGATCCAGTGTCGCAGCTCCGGATATAATCTGCCATAGACCTACCCAATAATTCAGTAATTTTCCGCCAATTACCTTTATTGCAGCAAATAAGCCCTGAGTAACTGCCTGAACTTTGACACTGGAGTTATACCAGGTGATAAATCCGGCTACCAATAAGGCAATTAACGATACAAAGAAGGCAATTGGATTTGCTTTTACTACAAAGTTTAAAGCAGTTTGAGCAATAGTAGCTCTGTTGGTCCACATTGTTTGCACTTTCTTCCAGGCAATATCTAATGCAGTTCCAACGGCTGAAGCTTTGATTGCAATTGTATAGGCAATAATAGAAATAGTAGCAGCTGCTAACCACTGCCAGTTTTCTTTCAACCACGCCGGCAATTGCACCAGTATCTTTAAAAAATTAGTAGTAAAATTAGTGGCGCTTAGCATAGCCGGATTTAATCCTTCTACCAGCTGCATGCCCAACTCACCCAACTTATTTTGTGCCTGTTTGAGTTTGGCAGAGGTAGTATTGGTATTTATCTGTGCCTGGGTAAGTGCTACATTCGTGCCGGTGACGGCCACTGTAAGTTTATCATAAGCCCCTACATTTTCGAGGAGTATTTGACCTGCAGTGATATTTTCAGCTCCGAAAACTTTCTGAAGTAAAGCATCGCGCTCCATAGCCGATGATTTATCTTTCATTTTCTGGTTAATCTCCACAATGGCATCGCGCACGTTGAACGCACCACTTACATAACCTACCCCGGCATCCTTCATCTTGAGCAATGCACCCCGGAGTTTTGTTCCGGCCTCTTCGCCCAACAATTGTTTCGAAGCCAGTACCTCCAGCATGGCCACCGTTTGTTCCAATGTCATATTACTGCCATTGGCCACTGTACCCACATTTTTCAACGAACCGGCCAGACTATCAGCTTCAGCCGATCCTTCCAATGAACCGGCTGCAATGGCGTTAATAATTCTGTTAGAATCTGTAGATTTTAAATTAAACTGATTTAACGAAGCAGTCACTACATCGAACGCAGTTTCAACGGGAACTCCGGTAGCAGCCAAAATCAAAGCCTGCTTGGTAACCTCGGCCATGGCTTCTTTATTCTTCAGCAGTTCCGGACGTTTACTGTTGATCACCGTAAAGCCGTCCATGATCTCTTTACTGGAAGCAGTGATCCTTACACCAGTTTCGGTAGTGGTTGTCGAAAGTAGTTTGGCCTGTTCGGTAAGCCAAAGGATATCCGTATCACCCAATCCGGTCAATGCTTTCAGGTTTGCCTGGCTGTCTTCCAGTTCCATGCGCATGTCCATAAACTTTTTCAAGCCCATGGTCAAACCGGTTATAGCAGCAATACCTGCCATGGCCATACCCATATATTTATTGATACCATTGGCAGCTTTACTCCATCCACCTTCAGCACTTCCCAGCTGACTATTCATTTCCCGCTGCGAAACACCCACTTCTTTCGTCACGCGGTTGTATTGTTCCAGTTTTACCTTATGATCTTCGGTACCACGTGTGGCTGCTTTCAGTTCTTTTTGCAACTTTTTTTGGACCGTGATCAGTTCGTCGTAGGATGTTCCGGATAGATTCTTCAGTACTTTTTCGGTTTGTTGCAACTTGGCCCGGTAATCCGCTTCAACAGCCTGGCTTTTCTTCACCTGGTCAGCAGTACGCTTCATTACTTTTTGAAGATCATCCCATTTCTTACCGGTATTTTCACCGGCTGCAGTCATGCGCTTGCTTTCAGCAGTCAGTTCCTCCAGGGATGACTCATATTTCTTGGTGGCAGCAACCATTTGCTCAATACCCTTACCGTAGTCGGATGTTTCTAAATATACGCGGATACCACGTTTAAAATCATTTCCCATTTTTGCCAGTTTTAATTGTACAATACAAAGAAAGCCACAACGCTGTGGCTTTTAAAGGACATTCTTATCTTTCTCATCCCCTTCAGGGGAGGTTGGGAGGGGTAAAACAAAACGCCCTAACTTCACAGTCCGGGCGTTCTTAATTAACCTTAAATCTAACATTTATGAAAAAATCACGAAAACATGTCGTGCAGTACTTCTAATATTTTGCGTAAATCCGTATTCTCCCGGATAATTATTTAGCTTCCTATTAAGCCGTATATTATAATTGGAATCGTTGACGTTTAAATTATCATTATAACTTATCGCCAGGCTTGGAATCCACACCGGAGCCCTCCACCCATCCGTTTCTACAATTTTGCAATAAGCTAATGCTGTTTGTGTTACCGGACGTGTAAAATTATAAACCGCCGTAGCAGGTTCAAAAGTTACAGCCATTACCGGCATGGGTGTGATTTGCGTAATCACGAACGGGTTTTGTAAATAATCGGCATGTTTAGTGCCAACATCGGCAGCTATCGAAGCGGTCAACCCACAAGCGAAAGCAATCAAAAGAAAAATTAATCTTTTCATAAGAATAAAAATTTTGTTGTTAGTAATAGAAAATTATTTGTTTTGAGATTGTAAATTTCGACTTTATTTTTTGGAGAAAAAAGGACAACTTTACTTTATCCCAAAAAGTCCTTTAATCTTTATCCAAATCACCACAAAAGGAATTTTCCGGATAAAGAAATATCCCACACCGGCACCGGCAACTACAAGCATAACTATCCACCACCAGTTGTTTGTAGTGCGTATTTTGGTGGTGAGCGCTTCCTGTGCTAATAATGCTTTTGTTTCGGCCACGCTGTCAACCTTTATATTTAAGCCCTCTTTTACAGCGGCTTTAATATCTTTCACTATGGCTGTTGTGGTAGTAGTTTTTTCCGTTTGTTTTACCGCGTTATCGGTGGACGTTCTATTTGTGAATATCAATTCAGAAGCCAGTGGTGGACGACCGGTAATTGAGTCTACCGGTTTAGTGGTATCATACGTTTTTAGCGATCCTGTGATTTCACCAACCTGTTTGTTCAGCAGATCAACCGTCCGGTCAACTGATTTTGTATCGTTCAGTTTTGTATTATCGGCGGTGGTTGCAGTTGTGTTCTTTACCGTTTCTTTCGATACATCGGTTTTACTCGTGTCGGTCGCCTTTAGTTTTGTTTCCGTTGTTTTCTTCGTCGTAGAGCAGGCGAACAGAAGCACAACTACCAAATAAATAATGTTTTTAGTTTTCATACCCATCCTATTTTATGTGTCATTTGTTCCATTAATATAATTTTCTCAATATTTCGCGGGTCAGCGTACCAGCGTTCATTCCTGACTAACATCAGGAATACCGTTTTAATAAATGTGCGTTTACGTGTTTTCATTGTAGTATATTTTAATTGTCAAAAACCCGTATGGACCAACCCTTATAATATTTCCATTGCGTTGGTTTATTCTTGCATATTTTATAGTATTTCAATAGACGTTCGTATTTGTACAGTTCAATAAACTGAGCCTTTGTCATTAACGGCTTGGCGTTCAACTTTAGAATCGAATCGTTGAGTGATGCTATCACTTCACTTAGTCCGGTTTCATTATTTTCATAATTAACTACAGCTGTTTCATAAGCTGAAACCATATAAGACAGTGTATCACATTTGGCTTTATAATAAGCCGTAGAATCAATTTGCACCACCAATACCTGAGCTTGTTTTGGTGGCTGACAAAACAGAAACAATGGTAAGAATACCAGCATCAATAACTTTTTCATAATGAATTTAATTTTTCGATTAATAAATGATCAATAACTCCGGTAGCAGGTAAACCTACAATGAGTTGAGCGCGACGGATAGCCGGTTTAATACCTTCGTTTACGGCCGAATCAACTATCAGATCAGCAATAGCCTGATCGTTGATCTGATCGCCACCAATCGGGTCCCAAAAGTTGGTTTTATAGAACAAAGTCACGTATATATCCAGCGTGACATTTCCTTTTAAATTTCGCGGAAAGTTCGGTTGCGCCTTCATTTTGTCAACCGTGGCCCAGCCACTCCACTTCGGCCAGTTTACACGGCTAATACCTCTGTAAGTTTCGCCACCGGAATCGTCCGGATCATTGGCATAACCGCCTTCGGTAAGAAGTACCCTTGCAATTGCTGATTTATAATTTGCCATAATATTATTTTTTAGGATCAAAAGGTGTCACTGTCTCTTTTTTAATGCCGATCAATTCCTTGAGCTTTGTGAGTATCTCCGTGCTCATAAGCATATATAGGAATGCAATTATCCGGTTATTCGGCCAGGTGGCATGTGCATTCTTCAACACATTGGTGGCGTAGCCGTA